GTTTGAGTGCCATGCCAAGAAAATACAGGGCAACAGCCACAACGATGAGTTCCGGTTTCACATAATTCATAATCTGTTCCATATTTTTTATCCTTTCTTTTTGATATGTAATTCATCAATTTCCTGCTTCATTTTCGTTACCATACCATTTCCACCTAATGCATGATAGGCTTCGTACATTTCACAAAAATTCTGGTATGCATAGGATGGGATGTCTCCCAACTGTGTATACTTGCTATGGTACTCGATCAGCTGGACCCTGAGCAGCAGCATGGTTCCCTTGCTGTTTGCGTCCCGGTCTCTTTTCTGGTTCTTTAGAAGCCAGACGATGTACCCAAGAAGCACTGGAAGTACTACAGTATATGTCTGCATTAATATTTCGCTCACTGCACCGTCTCTCTTTCTTCTTGATTCAAAAAAGCAGGACCGTTTCCGGCCCTACTCAGCTTTCTCCTTTTCTTCTAATTCAGCGGTATACTTATCATACTCATCCCAGATGTCATTTTCGAACTTATCAACAATGTCATCAATTGCTGCCTTGTCCGATCTGTATTTTCTTCCGTTATTGATATACCGATTGATAATCGGCACATCCGGATGTTTTGCATCCATGTTCGCATCCATGGATACTACTGTTTCACCGTCTACTGTGATGATTCCTGAATAGTGGATATCCTTTGTGTAAGTTGCTTTTACTTCTGACATAATGTATGTCCTCCTTTAAATTAATTATTTCCAGAGAGATTATCTCTCATGGTATCAAGTTCACTTCTGAGACCTACAACCTCCAATTCGAGTTTGGATCTCCTTTCTTTTTCAAGCTGTAGTTCATGCGTTATTACAGCGATCAAATTGGTATATACCATACTATAGGTATCAATATAGCCATCCTCTGTGTTCTTTCTGTCGTGGTGTACCAGATCCAGTTCGTCTTCTCGGATTCCGAGTTCTCGCATGGCTTCCACAACATCCTGTGCGACAAATCCATAGCAAATGCGTCCATCGCCGTCAATCATCCGATACTGAACTGGTTTTAAGCGATCGAACAGCTCTGAATGAATATCCGTCTTATTGATCTTGCTCTCACCGAGTGGAAATATGTTTGTTTTGGCGCGGCGATCGGATGTGACCTGTGGGGAGTTTTTAACAATCAAACGCTCCCATACTCTTCCACTATCTCCTAACATAATCTTTTCGGAGTACGCCTTGGTCGGTGCGAACGCTCCAGTATACACTCCTCCAGACCAGCCACAGCCATAAAATTCGACCTCTGCCTGATAACCTTTCTTCTTTGATTCAAGAATAATGCTACCGTTACCAATATCGAAGTTTGCTTTGTTGTTGGCATCCGAGTAAGTATTTACAACAAAAGAATCGTCAACAGCTCCGGCTATACAGCTTCCAGAAGAACTTGATGTCTCCAATACAGATTCGTGGACACCTTTAATATCTACATATTCGCTCTGGATTGACAGAGCCGCATTGCCGGATTTTGTTTCAACCAAAATCTTACCGACACCGCCACATAACTCAATAACCGCATCTTTTGCGTTCTTTCCAAGCTGGATCAACTTATCACCATAATATGCGAGTGTCGTTCCTGCCCGGTTAAGAATCTCAAATGCTGATGCTGAAATCTTAGTCCGATAGCCAGACCAAGATCCGCTGGTTTTATTACCAACTTCCAATCCGGTCCCATCAGTAAACTGCATAAAGTTGGTGGCTGTTTTTGCTGCTTGTAAAGGATTCGCATTAATTGAACCAGATGGTAAAGAAGCTAATTTGGTTGATGTCCACGTAACTGTATATGGACCAGAACCTTGAGTATAGTTAAATACTCTCAGCTGCCCATACGGTTCATTTAATCTTGTTATAAGGCCCCACGTTGAAGTAGTCTTTTTATAAATCCATAACGACCATCCGCCTGAAGATCTTAGAAAATCCAATCCAGGATTTGAGTTATTTGCAGAGATAAAACTAAACTGGACATCTGTTGTCTCAAAACCTCTGCCACCAAGTTTAAATGTTGTTGGTTGATTTGCATACGAACCTGTGATCTTTATTGTAGCAAATTCGACATAAAGATTTGACTCACCGTTTCCATTTACCGTATGCACTACCTGATTTGCGTCCTTACCTGCAGCGCCCTGTGGACCTTGAGGACCTGTTGCGCCGGTTGCACCTTTATCTCCCTGAGGACCTTTATCTCCTTTTACACCTTGAGGACCTTGTGGTCCCTGAGGACCAGTTGCTCCTTTATCCCCTTTATCTCCTTTGGCACCGGTTGCACCTTTATCTCCTTTACTTCCCGTGACGCAAACTGCTGTTGTCGTTGAAGTCGTGTTGTCAGTATAGGTAATCACTGATCTCGTCCAAATATATTTACTGTTCTCCCATCCAGGATAAGTCGTGCTCCACGATCCGCCGGACATGGCTGTTGCTGACGTTGATTTGTAATACTGTTCTACAATAGATTTAACGCCTTTACCGGTTGCACCAGTCCCTCCAGTATCTCCTTTATCACCTTTGGCTCCGGTTGCTCCCTGTGCTCCTGCAATGCAAACTCCATTTTGATTTGGCGAATACGTTCTGTTACCAGCTCCGTCCGTTGTTACCGTACGGCTCCACATATACTTTCCATTAACCCATGTCGGCGCTGTCGTCGACCATGATCCTCCAGAAAGAGAAGTCGGCGATGTCGAAAGATAATACTCCACGTCAACAAAAGACACATAATCCTCAGGTGCTGGAGTCCAGTCAGTTGCCGTATTGCCTTTTTCGATCTTAAGGTTTTTAAACTGATATGAGACCCCAACATTACTGTTCATTCCGGTAAAATATGTATTCTGTGAAGTTCCGCTAGGCAATGTTGCTGCTGATTTTACAACCCATACCAGTTTTGTCCATACATTCGCAACTGTTTTGTTGTTTACGGCTTTACATGATTGTATCAACATGTTTGAACCGTCATCATGTCTAAAGCCTGGATTCATCGATGTAGAAACACTTGCTTTGACATCTACGGATACGGTATAATTAGTGTCAGCCTCCCATTTTGTGCGTCCAATATAAGAAAACTGTATTACAGACCATCCGGATTGTTTTACCGAATCTCGTGTAAGCTTACATGTATTAACCCCAGTTTCGGATACAGATTCTTTGGAATAGCCGCCAGTTTGCATTGACCAACTCCATCCGGTTGTTCCTTTATTGGTATTGGTCGCCAAATTTCGTCCGCCGACGACAATTCCTTCCGGTGTACTACCAACGTTGTAAGCAGTTGAAGTTGTATTATCCGTATAGGTGATGATCGTACGAGTCCAGAAATATGGTTTGTCCGCACTTGTCGCCGGAGGAGTTGCTGACCATACTCCAGTAGGGATCGTAGTTCCAGACGAACTTGCCTGATATGTAACCGCTGTGGATTTAACGCCTTTTCCAGTTGCCCCGGTATCACCTTTATCCCCCTTACTACCTGTAGCTCCTGTTGCACCCCTCGGGATAATTGTATGGCTTATGCATAAACCTTTCAGATCTCCAGATGCAGTATTACTCCGATAATAAGCAACATGAGCATTTTTTGTATCTGTTGCCGTTCCAACGATCGCGAACATATCCCCGATTCGGCAGCCATTACGGATACCAGATGTACTAGACCAAGTTTCTTCGTGATTAATAGTTCCGTATGCCGTCCACTGAGACTCGGTGAAGGCATCTCTGACTACATTTGCTACAAGACTATATCCCTGTGAACCAGTGGCACCAGTAGCACCTTTGTTACCATATACACCGATAACTCGTTTTGTTGTGTCTACAGTTGTCCCATTTGTATAAGTAATTGTCTCGTAGTTCCAGAGATATTTATTGCTCTCTGTCATTGTCGGAACCGTAGACGACCATGAGGTAGGAACAGTCGAATTTGACGCGGAGACTGCATAATGCTCGGTAATACTCTTAATACCATTTCCGGTTGATCCGGTATCACCTTTATCCCCTTTACTTCCCCGATCACCGTATGATCCAATGATGCAAGGCGCAGTTGTACTCGCCACGGTTCCGTCGGTATACTTCACAACCTCATAATTCCAAAGATACTTCTTAGCCGCAGACACCGACTGGACAGCTGTTGTCCATCCACTCGTCGCCGTTGTAACTCCGCTGGAAGATGCCGTTGCCAGGTAATAATTGACTACTGATCCAATACTCTTTCCATTGGTGCCATTTGCACCATTGGTTCCCATACGGCCGACACTATATATCGTGGATGTTGTGTCGTCAGTGTAAGTGATGATTGTACGTGTCCACAGATACTGCCCCGCGGATGCAGATGGCACAGACCCAGACCATGTGCCAGTTGGAACTGTTGTTCCGGAAGTTGAAACCTGGTATGCAACAGATGTCGATTTAACCCCCTTACCCGTATCACCCTTATCACCTTTGGCTCCAGCCTCGCCTTTGATTTTCGCCCACTTATACGTTCCGACACTTGTAGGATCATCTTTTGCATAGTCCACGCATGTTCCGATATAAGCGCCAATATCCTCACCACTGTTCCCGGTGAATGTCTTCCCACCGTCATTGCTATATTTGATGTGCAGATAACTGGTTTTCCCGTCTGCTCCATTGGTACCTGAAATTCCCTGTTTTCCCTGTGGCCCCTGCGAACCTTCCAGCTGCTGCCAGCTGTACTTCTTCGGATCATCCGAATCCGTCTGTGTAAAATCCACATACGTTCCAATGTATTTTGACGGTGTCTCTGTCATCTGAGACGCAGAGGTCGGATTCGAAACCGCAGAATATTTGATGTGAAAATACGTCGTTTTTCCATCTTTTCCGTCAGCGCCTTTGGGTCCCTGAATTCCCTGGTCACCTTTTTCACCCTGCAGGCCGCGCAAGCCCTGCGGACCCTGTTCTCCCTTAATTTTAGCCCATATATACGAGCCAACTGTCGTCGGATCCGTCTGATTGAAATCGGTACATGTTCCAACATAATCTCCCGGTGTCTCACCACTGTTCGCTGTAAAAGTTTTACCCCCATCATTGGAATACTTGATATGAAGATAGGTAGTTTTTCCGTTCGATCCATCTTTCCCAGGAAGGCCCTGCGTACCTTTTTCGCCCTGTAACCCCTGAAGCCTATACCATGTATATTTTCCAGGATCGTTTGAATCCATTTCCGTAAAATCTACGTAGGTACCAATATAAGTGTTGGGAACCTCTGTCATCTGGCTTGCAGATGTAGGATTCGAAACCGCAGAATACTTAATATGAAAATATGTTGTGGCTCCGTTCTGTCCATCTTTTCCGGCAATACCTTGCTCGCCCTGCGGTCCCTGGATTCCCTGCAGTCCCTGTGTACCTTGCGGCCCTTGAATCTTTGTCCACTTGTATTTGGACGGATCGGTAGAATCCGCCTTTGTATAGTCCGTGTGCACACCGAT